TTCGCGAACGCGTCGGTGATGACGATCGGGGGCACCGCGTCCACCTCCGGCGGCGAGACCACCATCTCCGGCGGCGCGTCGCTGGCGTCGCTGGTGTCCGGCGTGGACATCACCGGGTCCACGCCGATGAAGGTGGACCGGTACGGTCTCGGCAACCAGGGCCTCAAGGGTGAGCCGATCGAGAACGCTATCCCCACGATCACCGGCACCCTGACCACGGAGTTCTACAGTCGTACCGAGCTCTACGACGTGTTCAAGGGCTTCGGCACCACGCCGATGCAGATCGACTTCACCAAGTTCGATCCGGCCGGGAATGACGCCAATGGCGTCGCCGCAGGTCCGAACCCCTACCGGCTCTCGTTCATCTTCCCAGCGGTTCGGTTCAAAAGTGCGGCCGTCAACGTGAACAGTCCAGACGTGATCCCCCAGTCCATCGGCTTCCAGGCCTACGACGACGGCTCGGGGACCAACCCCGTGGTGCAAGTGAAACTTGTGTCGAAAGAGAGCAGCGCAATTTAACGGGGTTTGTGTCAATGGCCCGTGCGACGATCAAGGTCGGGCTGTCGTCCCGCGGCGCGTCCATCACGGCCATCTCCCGGGACCTGCGCCAGATGGACGGCCGGAAGGTCAAGGGCATCTTCCGCCGCCACCTGGCGGATGCCGCGCGGCCGTTCCCGGCGCGGGTCCGCGCGTCGGCGCTGGCCATCCCTGCCAAGCCGGAGGGGAAGCACACGGGGCTGCGGGCGCGGATCGCGGGATGCGTGTCCTTGTCCTCGGGCACCGATGCCACGTCCGCGTATGTGTCGGTGTGGGTGAACCCGCTGCGGATGCTGCCGGACTACACCACGCTCCCGCTGTACATGGAGGGCGTGAAGCTGGGTTCCCGCGGTAAGGATTACTCCCGGTGGCGCCACCCGGTGTACGGGCGGTGGCTGGCCGGCCAGCGGAACCAGCCCGCGCACCCGTACTTCTACCAGGCGGCGTCACCTTTGGGCCGCGCGGCGGGCCCGGCGCTGGAGGCGGCGCTGGAGGACATCACCCGGCAGCTGAACGGCTGACCGGCGCGGGGTTGCCGCGATGCGCGCGGATGATCCACACCGGCGCCCACAACCCGAACGTGAACACGGTCAGCAGCAGGTGCAGGATGTGCTGGGCGGCCGTCAGCGGCACCCGCGGGTGCGCCTCCATGTAGTCCAGCCTGCGGTCAGCGCGGGCCCGGTAACCGCGTAGTGCGCTCATGGGAAATCCCCCTTTTCTCCTGCAACGGATTGTAATCATGCGGAGGCTTCATTGCGACTGTCCAGGGATGACATCCTCAAGGCCACCGATAACGAGCCGGAAGAAGTCGATGTGCCGGAGTGGGGCGGCAGCGTCCTGGTCCGCGGGATGACGGGCCGGGAGCGGGATGCGTTCGAGGTGTCGCTGCTGGCCCCCGGGCGCGGTGGGCGCCGGCAGGTGGACCCGGCGAACGTGCGGGCGAAGCTGGTGGCCCGGTGCTGCGTGGATGACGACGGGAACCGGCTGTTCACCGACGCGGACGTGGCTGAGCTCGGGGGGAAGTCGGCGGCGGCGGTGGACCGGGTGTATGCGGTCGCCGCGCGGCTGTCGGGGATGGGCACCGATGAGCAGGAGGAGCTGACGCGGGATTTCGCGCTGGCGGATGGAAACGGTTCGTCTTCGACCTCGCCACCCGCCTCGGCAAGACCGCGGAAGGGCTCCTGACCGAGGTGTCATCCGCCGAACTGACCGCATGGGCCGCGCTGTATGAGGCGGAAGCGGCCGAGCGCGCGGAGGCGGAGGCGAAAGCGCAGAGGCAGGCGGGCTGACGCAAGATTTTGCAAGCTGGGAGTCCCTCATCCTTCCCTGGAGTGAGGGACTCCCTCATATCCAGGGAGAACCAATGATCACAAAGGCTGCCCGTCGCGAGTACTACGAGCGTAATCGCGCAAGGATAAACCAGCGACAGAGGGCTTACTATGCGCGGACCCGCGAGCGTCGGCAGGAACTCAATAGGCGATCCCTCCGGGGCCTCTACGCCGAAGACTGGGCGCGGATGTGGGATGCGCAGCAGGGCCTCTGCTATCTGTGCGGCGAGGATCTTAATAACGGCGTCAAGGTAGTCCTTGACCACGACTATTCCTGCTGCCCCAAGAACCGGGGATGCCCAGCCTGCTGGCGCGGCTTGGCTCACACCAACTGCAACGTCGCGGTCGGCATGGCTCGCGATGATCCGGCCGTCTTGCGCAAGCTGGCAGACGCGCTAGAAGCGGCGAAAGAGCAGGTCAATGAGCGTAGGGCGGCACGAGGAGAGCAGGATTTCCTGTTCGCGATAGGTGGCGAGCAAGATCGCTAGCGTCGAATACGTGGTCAATGCGACGGATGCGGCGTCGCGGGTGTTCGAGAAGATAGGCCTGTCCGCTGACAACCTGGACCGGCAGCTGAAGGATCTCGGGGACCGCGTCGCCGACCCCGAGGTGAAACTGGATGACGCCAAGTTCACTCTTGGCATGGTCCGCGCGGCGGAACGCCTCGACAAGCTGTCCGCGCAGATCGCGGACCCCAAGGTGGAGGTAGACACCGCCAAGGCGCAGGTAGAAATCCTGCGCATCAATGCCATGCTGGACCGGCTCGGCGCCAAGAAGGTCGACGTCACCGTTGACGTGAACCGGTCGCTGCGGTCCCGCCTCGGCGGCGCGTTCTTCGGCCTCGGCGGTGGCACTGGCGGAGACGGGGGGTTCATTGGCCAGCTGAAGAACATTCTCGGCGGGGGCGCCGCTGGCGGCGCGCAGGGCGGCGGAATCTTCGCCGGGCAGCTCGGGCCGATAGGCATCGGCGCGGCCATCGCCGCCGCGATGGCATTCGGCCCGGCCGGGATACCGCTCGGACTCGGCGCGCTGGTGGGCGGCGGAGCGGCTGGCGGCGGCCTGATACTGGGAAGCGCGGCGAACAAGCAGTTGCAGGCGCTGGGAAAGTCGCTGGCGTCGGCGAAGGGCCCGCAGCGCGCGGCGATCTTGTCGCAGATGCAGGCACTGCGGCAGCAGAACGCCGGGCCGCTGGCCCTGTTCGGCGCGTTCCAGGATGTCGGCACCACCGCTAAAACCACGTTTTCGCAGGCGCTGGAAGCCCCCGGTGCCGGGAATGTGCTGACCGGGGCGGCGGGGCCGTCGTTCCTCACTGGCCTGGAGGGCATCCTTAAGCAGGTCGCCGGGTTCGTCAAGGCGATCGGCCCGCAACTGGGGGACATGTTCCGCGCGTCGCTGCCGTTCCTGTCGATGTTCGCGAAGATCCTGGAGCAGTCGGCGAAGATCCTGCTGCCCGCCTTCACCCAGTCGCTGAAGCAGCTGGCCCCGTTCATCCCGCAGCTAACCAAGGCGTTCGTCGTCCTCGTCCAGGGCCTCGCCGATTTCATCAAGAACCTCGGCCCGGGGATGAAGGATTCCGTCACGGTGTTCCTCGGCGCGGCGGAGCTGATCAAGGGCATCCTGATCGTCCTGGCTAAGGGCGCGGACTATACCGCCAAGTTCTTCGCCAATTTCGGTCACGTGTCCGTGGATGTGGCACGGGCCGCGGTGAAGGCGTGGGACTGGCTGCGGCAGCAATCCGTGATCTTGTGGCACCAGATCGTGGATGACGCATCTAAGGCATGGCATGCGATCGTGGCTGCCGCGTCCAGCGCGTGGGCAATCCTGCTTAAGGGCGTCAAGGACGCCATCGGGACGATTCTGCATCTGTTCGGCGGCCTGCCCAGCCAGGCGATCCACGCCATGGCAGGGCTGGGACGTTCCCTGGCCTCGTTCATGCGCGCCGCGTGGGACGACATGTGGAACGCGGCCAAGGGCGTGGCCGGGGACATCTGGAACTGGCTGACCGGGTGGGTGCACGACCTGCCGGGGTTCCTGCGGAAAATCCTGGGGATCAGTTCGCCGTCGAGCGTGTTCTTCGACATCGGCCACATGATGATGCTGGGCCTGGAGAAGGGCATCAAGCACGGCGCGGGAACCGCGCTGAACGCGGCCAAGCGCACCGTCGACGCCCTCGCCAACCAGGGCACCGCGGGCGGCGGCCCGGTGTCGGCGGACGCCGCGGGGGCGATGCGGTACGCGCAGTCGCAGTTCGGCC